ATTCCATGTTCTTTAAGGACAAGGAATTTATCCCAACCTCAATCCCTGGTATTAACATCGCACTTTCAGGCGATGTAGATGGTGGTATCTCTACCGGTCTAACCATGGTTGCAGGGCCTTCAAAGCATTTTAAGACTGGATTTTCGCTGGTTGCGTGTTCAGCATTCCTGAAGAAGTATCCGAACGGAACCATTTTGTTCTATGACTCTGAGTTCGGAACACCTGAGTCGTACTTCAACTCGTTCGGAATTCCAGGCGAGTCAGTTGTCCATACTCCTATCACTGATGTTGAGGAACTACGCCATGACTTGTCAGTTCAGCTAGAAGGCATCGAACGTACTGATCAAGTCATGATCATCGTTGACTCTATTGGTAACCTGGCTTCACGTAAGGAAATCGATGATGCGCTTGAAGGATCGTCTAAGGCTGACTTCACACGCGCTAAGACTCTGAAGTCGTTGTTCAGAATTGTTGTGCCGAAGCTTACAATGAAGAATATTCCTATGTTCGTGGTTAACCATACATACAAGGAAATGTCTTTGTTCCCACGTGATATCGTATCGGGTGGTACCGGTGCTTACTATGGTGCAGATAACATCTGGATCGTCGGTCGTCAGCAGGACAAGGACTCCGGTTCAAAGGAAATCAATGGTTACAACTTCGTAATCAATATCGAAAAGTCACGGTACGTAAAGGAAAAGAGTAAGATTCCGATCAACGTTACGTATGAGAACGGTATCAACAAATGGTCAGGTCTCTTTGATATGGCTGTAGAAGGAGGATTTATCGGTTCTACTAAGAAGGGTTATTACGCTCGTATCAACTCTGACGGTGAAGTTGTCGGTAAGGAGTGCAAGGAATCTGAGCTAGAAATTGACTCTGATTTTTGGAATGCGATCATGGAAGAAACAGACTTTAAGTCATGGGTTAAGAACAAGTACACCCTTGCACACGGCGCTATTATGAAGGAAGCCGACTAATATCGTTCTAAGTGTTTCGTTAAAATAGAAAGTACCTAATGTCATTTGAAAAGCTTTTGTTGTCGAATCTGACTCTTAATGACGGATTCGCTAGGAAGGTTATTCCGTTTCTCAAAGAAGAATACTTTAAAGAACAAGCAGATAAGGCAATCTTCAACGTCATATACGACTACATTCAAAAGTATACCTCTTTTCCTTCTAAGGAGGCTATTGCTATTGAGTTGTCAAATAAGGACAATCTGCCGCAGCAGACATTCGATGAATGTATGGCTACGGTCGGTGGGTTCGAAGTTGACTCAAGCACTGATGAAAAGTGGCTGATTGACAGTTCTGAGAAGTTCTGTCAGGAGCGTGCAATTCAGATTGCTTTGAGAAAGTCGGTTGATATCCTAGACGACAAGGATACCAAGCTAGGCAAGGGAATGATCCCAGCCCTGCTTCAACAAGCGTTGGCTGTGACATTCGATACTCGGGTTGGCCATGATTTCATGGAGAACTTTGCCGAGCGCTATGAATACTATCATATGAAGGAATCGAAGTTAGAGTTCGATATCGACCTCTTTAACAAGATTACCAAAGGTGGTATTTCTAGAAAGACGCTTACGGTAATCCTGGCCGGTACAGGTGTTGGTAAAACCATGGTTATGTGTCACATGGCGGCACATAACCTGATGACAGGAAAGAACGTCCTGTACATCACGAACGAAATGGCCGAAGAGCGAATTGCAGAACGTATCGATGCTAACATCCTAGATGTTACTATTGACGAACTGCATGAGCTTTCTAAGGATGCCTTTACTACCAAGATCGGAAGAGCCAAAGGCAAAACCGCTGGCAAGTTGATTATTAAGGAATATCCTACATCAACTGCTAACGTCAATAACTTCAGACATCTGCTTGAAGAACTCAGGGTTAAAAAGAAGTTTGTCCCTGATATCATCTACATCGATTACTTGAATATCTGTGCATCCTCGAGGGTTAAGTATGGAGCCAACGTCAATTCTTATACCTATATCAAAAACATTGCAGAAGAAATTCGAGGACTTGCCGTGGAGTACGATGTACCTATCGTCTCTGCGACTCAAACAAATCGAGAAGGATTTACGAGCAGCGACCCTGGAATGGAAAATACATCAGAATCCTTTGGACTCCCAGCCACAGTTGATCTTATGTTTGCACTCATCTCGACCGAAGAGTTGGAAGCACGACATCAAATTCTGGTTAAGCAACTCAAAAACCGCTACGGCCCTCTTGACGTTTACCGTAGGTTTGTTGTTGGGATTGATCGTTCGAGGATGAAGATGTACGATTGCGAGGAAAATGCTCAAGATGGTCTTATGGATGACTCACCGCCTGTAATGGAGAATACACAATTCGGAACAGAAGATCGTGAACGAAAGAAGAGTGGTAAGTTTGATAAGGGAAAATTCCGCGGTTTTGCATAAGGAGTACAAAATGGCTAAGGTTAAACAAGCTAAAGTTAAGAAGGGTACTGGTTTTGGATCGTGGGTACCTACTTTTTTCCTTTCTAGAATTATCATTAAGCATAAATAGATCCACTGAAGACTGGTTGGAGATGCATCTCCAGCGGCACAGAGCTATAACAAGCACGGGAATAGTCGGGAATCATGGTGGGGTTCCACCCGACCCAGTCTAGTATTTTATGAAAAGGGCTCTTCGGAGCCCTTTTTCTATTTTATAAATAATAAAAAATAGGCCAGACATGTCGCAAAATACAATTTTATCAGATATTAATGAAATTCAAACTGGTTTCTTTTTAGCAGGCCAGGTTTGGTATGATGCTCAAGCTAAAAAGCAATTTGATGATCGTGTTAAACAAGCAAAACCAGAAGAAATTGAAGGAGCCATAGGAAAAGCTAAAGTAATGGCCGCAGAATTTCTAAAATGGGCAAAAGCTAGCGGTTATTCAGGTCAAATACAAAAAGTATGGTGGACTGCAAGACCAGGGTCTATGTCAGCTGCTGTAGGTAAAGATGTTGATCAAAGAAAAAATCCCACTGATATTTTAGTTAAATTTTCATCAGGGCCGCATGATGGATTTCTTGGATTATCGGCTAAGGCAACAAAAACTAAAGGCGATATTGGGTTTAAAAATCCCGGTGTAGGAACTTTAGATAAAAATTTAAACACTAATTTTGCTGCAGAATATAAAACGATATTGAATAAAACAATTTCAACCCTTGATTTGCCAGAAAACACTGATCAGCGCAAAAAATACATTAGAGACAATTCAGGAATAAAGAAGATAACTGAAGATATCGCAAATAAAATGATGAGTTCAATGCGAGATAAACTTATAAAAAAACTATCATCTTTTAACAATTCTGATTTAGTAAACTATCTTCTTGAAGATTGGATGGACGCTAAACAAATTTTTCCTCCATATATTAAAGTAACTGGACAAGGAAATTCAGAACCATATACAGCTGTTGCAATGGATCCTACTGATAATGAAAAATTAAATGCATTAAATAAATCAAAAATTAAACTTGAAAAAATTGGTAATGAAACTATAGGTGTAAAAGCTGGCGACAAACGAATTATGAAAATACGTTTTAAGTTTGAATCAGAAAAAATGGCTTCATCTCTTAAATTGTCCGGCGATCCTTGGTAAAGGTATAACAACATGAATGAATTACATATTTTCGATATGGATGAAACTCTGTTCACATATCCTACATCCCCGGCAAAAATCTATGCTAATTTAGATCCACCGCTGTCTCTTTCTGGCCTTGAATATATCGAACACCATAACCTGAATCCAGATTGCGTATATGATTTCTCAGAGTTTTCTGATACAGATTCATTTATTAAACACGCTAGACCAGTATGGCAAATGATTGACGCTCTGGTTGAATCACCTAACTCAATCATATTGACTGCACGTGCTAAAATGAATAACATGCCTCTTTTCCATGCTTTTTTGGGAGTGTTCGGCATAACCTGTAAGGTGCACATGCTCGGCCACACCATGGGTCGTGGCGCTGGTTATAAGAAAGCAAAATTAATTAAAGAGATGATTCTTGACAACATCTTTAAATCAGTCCATATGTACGATGATTCTGAAAACAATATTGATGATTTCTTAGAATTATCAGAAGTATTTCCTCATATAGAGTTCAATGCTAGCCATATCCATCATCAGCTAGATTCTATGGTAATAAATAAGATATCAGTCAAATACGATGGCGCGGATGATACATGAAAACATTTACTCGATTCCTCCTAGAAGAAGCTAATCCAGAACCAGAAGGTCAGAAGCTCAAGCACCTGACCCACCTAGAGGATTTCGTTATTCACCATGGCAACGATGGCGTCAAACACGCTGCTAATATCATGGATGATGTGCATAAAAGGCTTCTTGGTAAGGACAATAAGACTAAAGTATCAGTCAAATATGACGGCGCCCCTTCAATCGTCTTCGGCCATCATCCTTCCAATGGCCGTTTTTTCGTTGCCTCCAAATCTGCATTCAATAAAACCCCTAAGCTGAATTACACAGATCAGGACGTAGAAGCCAACCATGGCCATGCACCTGGACTTGTCGAAAAACTAAAGCACGCCTTGAAGCACCTTCCTAAGGTTGCACCGCATAAAGGTGTGTATCAGGGCGATATGATGTACACTAAAAATGACATTCAGCACAAGAACGGCAAGTACCATTTCACACCAAATACCATTACATATTCAACCCCAGAAGACTCGCACCACGGTGCGGCTATCAAGCATGCTAAAATGGGTGTGGTTGTACACACCAAGTATGAAGGAAAAGACCTAGATAACATGGGTGCAACACCCAATGTTGATAGGCATAATTTTAAGCATCATCCGGATGTGCACAATATCGATCCAGAATTAAAGACTCATTCACAACATTATTCATCTGCTGATCAAAATAAGTATCATGAGCATATTGAAAATGCTCGTAAAAAGTATTCGTCTATGAAGCCAGAGGCACTGGATGCAGTTAAAGAGCATTCGGTTCACTTGGAAACCCATATTAATGACGAAGTTAAAAAGAACGGCAAGCCATCAGCTGATGGATTCATCAAGCATCTGACTGACAAGCACTCTAAGGAAGTATCAAAACTTAAGTCAGCAGCAGCTGTGGATCGTAAGCATGCAGCGTTTTCTTCTAA